GCCAAAGTTATCGTTGATGCGTTAAAAGAAATGGATAAACAAGGTTTAATTAACCTTGCTAAAAGAATACCTACAGTTAGTCAGGCTATGAACCAGTTGCGTACTGCGGCATTATTAGCAGTTGGGGCAGTAGATGAACAAGGTAAGGTTACTACATCTGTAAGTAGGGTAATAACTTATTTTGCATTTACAATTTACAAAGCAACAAAAAATATCCAAGAAATTATAGGTCCTCTTAAAACAGTATTTAAAATAGGAATGTCTTTATTAGCATTTAGTGCAATAGGCAAGTTGTTTAGGGGATTATCAGCCGCATTTATGGGCCTCAGAGCATCTAGTGACAAGGCATTCGTAGCATTGAGTAGTTTAGGTAAAACTTTTGCGGTTATAGGGCATTATATAAAACGTGCATTAGGTCTAGCAAAAGGTACTAAACCTATTTGGGAAGGATTACGCAAATCTGCTGGTTATTTGGGAGAAGCCGTAGCAACACTTACCGGTTTTATCGGTGGTTTGGCCGCCGCAATCGCATCATTTATAGGAATAGACAAACTTTTTGACGATTTTTCAGAACTGGCTGATGATACAAGTGATCTAACCGCAGAATTAGCAGAATTTGAAGCAATGATTTCTGAAGTTGATAAGGCATTAAGTGATGTTGCTGGTTCTGGTGTTGCAACTGCCGAATCGCAATTAGAAATTGCAAATGCAATTGCACAAGTTAATTTAGAAATTGCAAATAGCGTTAGAGAATACAAACGCAGAAACGAAGAACAAGTAAAAGCATTAAAATTAGAACGTGAATTGATAGGTGCAGGTGAAGATGCGGCTAAAAAGCAATCTGAAATACAAGCATTTGAAGAAAGATACCTAGAAGAAAAACGTAGATTGCAAGATGAGATTGCTAAAGCACAAATTAGCAATGATGAAAATGTTAGAAACAGTATAGGGACTTTACAAGCGGCATTAGCAAAACTTATCGCTGATTACGAAAAAGAAAAGAAAGCAATAGAAAATAGTACTGATGCTGTTATAGAAAAAACACGTGCCAACGAACTTTTACAATTTAGTCTGCAACAACAAATTGATATGCAAAAAGAACTGCGTAATTTGCAAGATGAATATGCAAAAATGACGATGACTGAATTAGAAAAAGGTTATTATGACATTGAAGTTGCAGCCAGAGAAGCCGCACAAGCAGCCATTGAAGCAGAAGAAGCAAGACGCGGTGAAAAATTAAGTACTGCTGAGATACAAGCGTATTATGCGGCTGCTGAAAAAGGTTCACAAGAATTAAAAGATCAATTTAAAGAAAATTATGATGCATCACGTGAATTTGAAACTGGTTGGACAAACGCAATTGATGCTTATGTAGAAAAAGCCTATGATGGTGCCGCACAAGCAAAACAAGCATTTGATACTATGACAAAGGGCATGGAAGATGCACTTGTAAATTTTGTTAAGACAGGTAAATTGTCATTCAAAGATTTAATTAACAGTATGATTGAGTTGATAATTAGAAGTCAGATACAAAAAATGATTGCTACAATCTTTGGCACTGGTGCAGGAGGCACTGGTGGAGGATTCTTTGGTGCAATCAAATCACTCTTTGGATTTGCAGATGGTGGTAGACCTCCAGTAGGTAGACCATCGATAGTTGGTGAAAGAGGACCTGAATTGTTTGTACCAAATACAGCAGGAACTATTATACCCAACGATGAGTTAGGAATGGGAGGCACAGTAAACAATACTTACATTACTAACCAAATTAGTGCAATCGATGCTAAGTCAGTTGCACAACTGTTTGCAGAAAACAGAAAAACATTACTAGGTACCGTGCAAATGGCACAAAAAGAAATGCCATACGGTTAATAATTTATAAGGAGAAACAAATGAGAATAGTAAGTGAAAAACAAGTACCACAAACAGGCACATTAAACGTTTTTAGTTTAGGTGCGATATCTCTAACATGGGGACACATGTTAGGCTATGTATCTTTATGGTTGTTACCATTAACTGTGTTAATGTATGCAGTTGGTTATGGATCAGAGATTCGCAACGTAACAGAACTAAAATCGTTTTCTAAAAATTAATAGGAAATAACGATGGCTGGATTACAAACAATTATTGACAATTGTAATGCTATAGAAATTGATAGACGAAAGGTTGTTGGCATACAATTTACACGTAATGAAGTTGCAAGAACTTCAGAAACACCAACATACCAACCATGGCGTATCAATTTAACTATGCCCGGTCGTTTTAGATACAACGAAGCACGTGCTTTGATGGAAGCACTAGACACATTAGACAGAAATGTACCAGAAACAGTTACATTTGGTAACAATGCTTGCTTATCTTGGATATTTAGATATCAAGGAACAATGTCTTCAGCACAAATATCAGCCATTACTGTTGCTGGTCCTGTAGGATTTGTAGGTAGCACACTAACATTAACTAATTTACCTGCTATTGCATCAACAAGAGTGTTATTTGAACCAAATGACTTGATTCAGATAGGAAATAATCCATATCCATTTACTGTACAATCACAAGTATTACGAGGTACTGGTTCTACAGTACAAGTAACTACACACAGACCAAATATTTTAACTACTAGTGTTGCAGGTAATGGTATCACAGTAGGTAATTCATGTCAATTTAAATTATTCTGCCCTAATATGCCAATATATAAATTAGTACCCGGCGGATATCAAAAGCAAAGCGGTGTAACATTAGGAAATGCACTAATTGAATTTTCTGATGAGTTTAATTTATATGAATGGGTAGCAACGGCTTAATATTATGACGCAAAATATACCAGAAGTACAAAATACAGGTGCAATCAAATCAGCAGAGTTTGTTAAACTAACAATCTTTAACGATTACACTAATCCTGCTGATACATCTACATATACATTTAGTAGTGCATACAAAGAAGAACTTATTGATGGTGATATTTACTTGCCATTAGGTGGATTATTGCAAGTAGGTGCACAAAACAGAGATTTACGTGTTACTGCTGGTGATACTATGATTTCATTGTCTGGTATTGACACAAATAATATCTTTATTGTACTTGACAGTAAGATTAGAGGTAGTGAAGTTGAAGTATGGCGTGGTTTTTATGACAATAACAACGTATTAGGAAACAAATATTTAAGATTTACAGGTATCATAACAAGTTATGCTATCACAGAAGACCGTGAAGGTCAAAACGACAACTTTACAGTAGGAGTTGCGGCAAGCAGTTACAAAACTGTATTGTCAAACAGAGTTGCTGGTAGAAAAACAAACGAAGAAAGTTGGAAAGTATTCAATCCAGCTGATACATCAATGGATCGTGTATATGCTATCTCTGGCGTAGACTTTGACTTTGGACAAGAACCAAAGAATCAAACATACTACGGTGGAGGCGGTGGAGGCGGCGGAGGCGGCGGCTTCCCTGGCTTTGATCCTAGAAACATTAGAATACCTTAATATGAAAATACGTGAAGCAGACAAATTTGACATTGATTACATCTTAGATATGCTAAGAAATTTTCGCAATGAAACGCCTATTGATTTAATGCGTAATTGCGATAATGCAGATCATGTAAACACAATTTTTCATCACATTTTATTAGGTGGTGGAGTATTATACATTGCTGAAAAAGACAAACCTATTGGTATGATTGCAGGTATAATGAACAACAGCATTTGGGACCCAGAACTTAAATTTTTACAAGAATTAGTTTTTTGGGTAGAACCAGAATATAGAAATAGTTCAGCAGGTTATCGTTTAATACAAGCATATAACAAAAAAGCAGAAGAATTAGTAGAAGAAGATAAAATCAAAATGTTTACTATTACAAAGATGTCTAACTCTCCTGATTTAAAATTTGAAAGATTTGGATATCAAAAATCTGAAGAAGTTTGGGTGGGAGGCATCTAAATGGCAGTTTTTACAGCGATATCAGCATTAGTTACTGCAATAGGTACTGCAATAGGTTTAGGTGGCGCGGCACTTACTGTTTTTACTGCTGTTGGATCAACATTATTAAGTGTTGGTGTGTCATCGCTAATTGCAAAGCGTATGCAAAAGTCTGCCGCGTCAGGATTAGGTGCAGGACAAGGTGGAGGTCGTGTACAATTACCACCTGCTACAGATAACAAGATTCCTGTAGTTTATGGTAGTGGATATGTAAGCGGACCTGTTATCGATGCAAAATTATCACAAGATCAACAGTATATGTGGTATGTTGTTGCACTTGCAGAAGTTACAGATACAGGTGGTTATACTTTTGATACTATTTCTCCGGGT